GAAGGAGTTGAATTGAGTGAAATGCCTAAATCAATGAGTAAGAAATGGACAAAGGCTCAATACGGAAGAGAAAGATATTTGGCTACTGAGTTTTTGAAATCTAAATCAGAACAAATGACTGAAGGAAAACTTACAGAAGCAATTAGTGGTGCTGATAGAAAAATACTATTCATTCTTGTTAGAGAAATAGTTAGAAATCTTAAATCACAAATTAAAAATATGGATGTGAATAATAAATCTCATTTGAATAGAGTTGGTAGTTCAATTCTTGCTATCATAAGAGCTATGTCATATTCACCAGATAATGTGAATTATAAAAACTTTAAAAAGTATTTTCCAAAGAACTTTAATAGTAAATTAATTCAAAAGAAATTAAAACAATTCCATAGTCAAAACGACAAAGTCCAAGTAACATTAGTCACACAAGCTATAAAGAATGAACTTGGTGAAGGAAAACTTAAAGAAGCTTATAGGTCTCAATCAATATTTTTTGATAAAAAAGATAAATCAAAATTAGAAAAACTTTTAAAAAAACATAAAGGAAAATTTCCATTCAATCCATCAGGTGAATCAGTTGTAAATTGGTCATTAAATGATAAAGGTAGTAAAGGACTTGAGTGGAGTGGTATTCCAAAAGCAAATTATAATAAAGCAGTAGAATTTTTTATGAAAAACAAACTAAATCCAAGAGGTTAATATGAGAAAAAGAAAGAACTTTAGGAAACGACCTAAAGATAATTCAGAAGGTTTACAAGTAAATGTTTTTAACAACAATGTAGAAGAAGCATTAAAGAGATTGAAAAGAAAAGTAAAAAACTCTGGTATGTTACAAGAATTAAGAAAAAAAGAATATTTTGTAAAACCATCGGTTATTAAAAGAGAAAAAATAAATCTTGCAAAATTAAGAAATCATTATAAAGTCTTAAAAGAAAAAGAAAATGATAAATAATTATTAGTTTTTAATAAAAACTTTATATTTATATACATAAGAATCTAATACACCGTCTACCCTTTTACGGTGTCTAAATATAACTTAACAAACATTAAGTTTCCTAATAAACTTATTCCAAAAAATACATTGAGGAGAAATATCATGGGAGATATTTTAAAAGAAGCTATCGCTGATGCTAAAGCAGTTAGAGAAACTGCATTAGAGAACGCAAAAATGGCTTTAGAAGAAGCATTCACACCTCAAATCAAATCTATGCTTTCTGCTAAGTTAAAGGAAGAAGAACTTGAAGAAGATGAAGTTCCTGTAACTGAAGAAGAAGATGAAATGGATGATGATGAAGGTGAAGCTGAAGAAGGTTATCATGAAGAAGATGAAATGGGTGACGAAGAAGAAGTACCTGCTGAAGAAGGTGAACACGGTGATGAAGAAGTTGCTGATGAAGTTCCTGCTGAAGAAGGTTCTTATTCTGAAGAAGATGAAATGGGTGAAGAAGAAGAAGTTGAAGAAGAAAATCTTGACTTAGAAGCTGTTATCGCAGAACTTGAGGCTGAATTGTCTGAAGGTGAAGATGATGATGATGATGAAGTTGAAGAATCTACTGAAGCTGTTTCTGAAGATACTGTTGAAGAATCTGATGAACCTGTTGAAGAGTCTACTGAAGAAGTTGACGAAGAAATCGAAATAGACGAAAATGCTCTAACAGAAGAAGAGGACGAAGAAGAAGTTGAAGAATCTAATACTTCTGCACTTGAATCTGAACTTAAAGAGTATAAAGAAGCTGTTTCTTTCTTAAAAGACAAACTTCACGAAGTAAACATCTTGAATGCTAAATTATTATTTACAAATAAACTATTTAAAGCTTATTCGTTAGATAATAATCAGAAACTTAAAGTGGTTGAAACATTTGACAGAGCACAAACTACAAGAGAGATTAAACTTGTTTATTCTACACTTGCAGAACAATTCTCTGACAATAGTTCAATCGTAACAAAAAAATCAATAAGTGAATCAGCTAGTTCTGCTGTTGCATCAACAAAACCTGCTCCAGAAGCTAAGAAAGTAATTTCTGAAGAGGTTGAAGTTGCTAACAGGTTTAAAAAACTTGCTGGTTTAATTAAATAATATTAGGAGATAATAAATGTCAAACTATGTAAACGATGCGTTATTAGACGCGTCTCCTTATAAAAAACAACAAGACGAATCAAAACATCTTGTCTCTAAATGGGATAAGACTGGTCTTCTTGATGGTTTGAATGAGGATTTTCAAAAAAGTGGTATGGCTGTTATGCTTGAAAACCAAGCAAAACAACTTATCAATGAGAACTCTGCAACTGGTGGAGGTGCTGGTGCTGGTAGTGCTGGTACGGCTGGTTCAGAGGAATGGTCTGGTGTTGCACTTCCGTTAGTTCGTAGAATTTTCGGTGAGATTGCAGCTCAAGACTTTGTAAGTGTACAACCAATGAACTTACCATCTGGTCTAGTATTTTACTTAGACTTTAAATATGGTACAAACACTGGTGTGTATGGTAACTCAAATGGACTATCTGTTGGTTCAAGTGTAGATTCACTTGCTGGTAAATCAGGTCCTAACTCTCCATCAGGTTCATCTGCTCCTTACGGTGTTGGTGGTTTGTATGGTGAAGGTAGATATGATTACTCTATCAATGTTAAAGCAGGTAATGCTTTAGCACTTGGTACAGTACAAGTTGGTTCAGAATCAGGAACTGCTGCTTCAACAGCTTCAGCTGATTATAAAGACATCAACTTCAACCAAGAGTTTAGTGCTTCTTTAGCGGCTTCTAAACTTATCAAAGTTACTTTTGATGCTAATGCATTAGATAGTAAATTTGATGCAAAATCTGTTAGAGCTATTAATGTTGTTAGTGGTACAGCTGATATTAATTCTGTATTACCACAATTTACAAAACTAGCTTCAAATGGAACTGATGTAACATTAGTTGTATCTGCTTCTTCATTGGCTAACTTATCAGGCGATTCAATCAAGATTGATATGCCGTTACAACCAACTGAAGCTGATAGAGGTGACTTTGAAGATACAACAGGAACAACTGCTGCTACAATAGGTATTCCTGAAGTTGATTTACAACTTAAATCTCAAGCTATCGTTGCGAAAACAAGAAAACTAAAAGCTGTATGGTCTCCTGAGTTAGCTCAAGACTTGAATGCTTATCATTCTGTTGACGCTGAAGCTGAGTTAACTTCAATGTTAAGTGAGTATATTTCAATGGAAATTGATTTAGAAATACTTGATATGTTGATTACAGATGCTACTACAGTTGATTACTGGTCAGCTACACCTGGTGAAGATTATGAAGGTGCAGGTGCTACTGAAGCTAACTGGAACATTACAACATTCTACGGAACAAGATATGAATGGTATCAAACTCTTTTAGGTAAAATCCAAAAGGTTTCTAACGAAATCCAAAGATTAACTATGAGAGGTGGTGCTAACTTCGTAGTTGTTTCACCGACTGTTGCTACTATCTTGGAATCAATTCCTGGATACTCAGTTTCTACAGATGGAAATAAATCTCAGTTTGCTGCTGGTGTTCAAGTTGCAGGAAGTCTAAATAATAGATTTACTGTTTATAAGAACCCATATATGACTGAAAATACTGTACTTGTAGGTTTCAGAGGAAGTAACTTCCTTGAAACAGGTGCTGTATATTCTCCATATGTACCACTAATTATGACTCCAATGGTATATGATCCAGAAGACTTCACTCCAAGAAAAGGTGTGATGACTCGATATGCTAAGAAAATGATTAGGCCTGAGTTCTATGGTAAAATCCATTGTAAAGACTTAAACTTAGTATAAGTTAACTCTTTATAAACTTAGTTGAAAAGCCCCCTGTTTTTTAGGGGGTTTTTCTTTTATATTTGATATTTATATACGAATCAATGAAAGTAGTACTAACCAACATTGATTGTAGTTAATTAACAATTTAGTATAACCTAAAAAGTAGTACTAAACATTTAGGAGATAAAAATGGCAAAAAGAAGTTATCGTGGAAAACATCCACACAATGATATGAAAGTAGAAACCGCTAGTTCTACTAAGTATAGTCCAAAACTTAAAACACAATACGATAAGTTAAAAGATAATAAACAAAAGTATGATTTTATTAAAACTAATTATTATAATCCACAAGCTACTATGGTTATTTCAGGTACCGCAGATTTAGTTGCGGCATCAGCTATAACAATGAGTTCAGCTAATGGGTCAACTTTATCAATTAAAGGTGTTGCTGGAGCTACAAATACAAGTAACAAAGTATTTAAAACTAATGGAACAGCTGCTGAAGCATCCAATGGTATCAGAGATATTGTTAATGTTCAAATGGGTGGAAAAATCACAGCATCAGTTGCAAATGACATTGTAACTTTAAAACAAGAACAACCTGGTCCAGATGGTAACAGTGCATTTACTTTAAAAGCAACAACAATAGTTCAAGCTGTAACTTTCAATGGAACAGCTGCTAACAATTCAGCAAGTATTGCTTTTAGTGGTGGATAATCAGTAAATTATAAACAATAACTTAAAAGGGTAAGATTTATTTCTTACCCTTTTTTGTTTATTTTGATATTTATATATGAAGAATAATACCCATTTTGGAGAATGTAAATGTCAAAATTTAATTTTATATATGAAGATCCAACATCAAGTAATCAAGTAACTGGTTCAACACCACATGCTATCTATGATGTAGATAGTGAATTTCAAAGCGATAGTTTAACAACTTGTAAATATGTTGCTAGAAAACTTGGACATCCAGTGATGCAACTTGAATTTAATAGTGGTTCAATATACGCTTGTTTCGAAGAAGCAGTATCGGAATACTCACAACAAATCAATCATTACAATACAAAGAATTGGATGTGGGAACATTATGGAAACACCACTACTGGTTCTAATTTCAGTTCAACTGGTTCACATCAAGCTGAGTCACCAAATGGTGGAATGTCTTTATTTACATTATCAGAACAATACGGACAAGCTGTTAATGTTGGTGGAAACACTACAATGTATACTGGTTCAATAACTTTAACAGGCTCTCAACAAGTATATGATTTAACAAGTGAGGGTAATTTTGAATCATCTGTTACTGGAACTAATAGGATAGAAATTCAAAGAATATTAAATGATGGCCCTGCTGCTATATCTAAATTTTATGACCCATTTGCTGGAACTTATGATAATATAGAATTATTGGATTCATTTGGATTCGGTAATGTATCACCAGCAGTATCTTATATATTAAGACCAATATCATATGATTTGGGTAGAGCAAATGCAATTGAAACAAATGATAAGATTAGAAAATCAGCATATTCATTTGAATTAATTAATAATAAATTAAGAATATTCCCATTACCAACTGATAAAGATGCTGGTAACAAGGTACATTTCCATTATTATAAGAGGGATGATAAAATTGATGTAACACAAAATTATACAAGTAATAAAGTATCAGACCCATCTAATATTCCATATAAGTTTATTACCTATACAGAGATAAATTCAATGGGTAGAAATTGGATTAGAAAATACACATTAGCATTAGCAAAAGAACTACTTGGTATCATCAGAAGTAAATATGCTTCAATGCCACTTCCAAATGGTGAAGTATCACTTGATGGTGAATCATTAAAGGCGGAAGGTAGAGAGGAAAAAGCAAACCTTTCAGAAGAGTTAAATTTATTCTTAGAAGCTGTTAGTAAAAAAGAACAAGCATTAACAGAACAAGAAGTTGCTAATTCTCAACAAGAAGTATTGAATAAAGCTCCATTAAAAATATACATAGGATAAATAAATGTCACAAACAAAACCATTTTTCATACCACAAAAAGAATTTGATTTGATTAATCAAATGAATGAAGAACTGATTGACGAAATTGTCGGACAATCAGTTGATATTTATAAAGTGAATATTGAAAGAACAGAAGACAATGTTTATGGTGAATCAACTGCTAAATATTATGATATTGGATTTAGAGTAAATTGTTTAATTAATTATAATGAACCCGAAGTGATTCAAGACGAGTTTGGTGCGGATACTAATTCTTCAATTGAAATGTTTTTCCAAAGAGAAAATCTATCAAGTGGTTCTCTTAACTTTTATCCTGAGACTGGTGATATTGTTGATTGGAATGATTTCTATTGGGAAATAAATGGAACAACAGAACCACAATTATTCGCAGGACATCCAAACTTTAAACACAACATCGTAGCAACAGCACATCGTTCAAGATTATCATCTTTACAAATTGAAGAGAGACCAAGATAATGATTAAATTAAAAGACATATTAACAGAAGGTAAGATGTCTATTGGTAAGGGTAAATATGCCAATATCTATGATATGAAGAAAGAAATGGGTGAAGGAAAGTTCGACCCAAAGAATCCAACTATTGCAGTTACTGGTCTTGGAGTGTACAATCTTAAACAATTAGAAAAAAGAATACAAAAAGATTTAGGAAAAGCCGTTAATGATTTAGGATATGAAAGTGGTATAAATAATCTAATGTATCATTTATATAAGGATAAATCACCACTAAGTTCTAAAATAAAAGGATTACACGAAGTTTATCAACAAATGAACTCACCAGCTTTTAAAAAAGCTGTGACTCTATATAAGAGGAAAAAATAATGCCAAATAGAAAAGCGAAACAAAGAAAACAAGACAGACAAAAAAAGAATAAGATTTTAGAAAGAACTGGTAGAACACCAGCACAAATAAAAAGATTTAAAAAACGAGGTAATAACTAAATGAGTTTAGATTTATTAAAAGAAAGATTTGGTGGTTCTATATCTACAGATAAAAAAGAAGTAGATAAGAAAAAACTAAATGAAGTATTTAATCCTACTCCTGCGGGAGATATAAAATCTTTTAAAGACCAATATCAAGGAGAGTTAGAAGAAAAAGATAGAATTATTGAAAATTTAAAACAAGAATTAGATTCACAATGGTTGACAAATCAGACTGCTTTTAATACAAAAAAATTATACGAAGATAAAATTAAAAAAATGAACATTGTGGATAGTACAAATTTAATTCCTACATTAATAGAAGTATCAAAACAGAAACAAGGTAATGTAAAATTAGATTGGATGAGTTGGTTAGAAATACCAGAAAGTAATTATTTATTTCAGATAAATGAAAGTTTAGCTAAAAAAGTATTTCAAGAAAATAATAATTTAATAGAAAAAGACAGATACGGACTTAGAGGTAGAAAAGGAAGAGGTGGAGATGTGGCTGTTGATACAGATTATGCATTAACATTCGGTGGTGATTCTGTAACCGATTATGTATCAACTACATTTAATCCTGATAATTATGATGGTACAGGAACTGGACTTAATAACGGATTTACTGTTTCTTATTGGGTTAAACCAGCTCAAATTGGTGGGGTTCGTAAAGCTTTAGGTAGAAGGCCAGAAACTGATGGAAGATGGGAATTTGGTATTAAAAATGCAGATGATGTGCATGTGGGTGTCGGTGCAACCGTCAAGATGGATAACAACCGTAATGCTGGTGTTGAAGGTGGTACAACCACAAACACAGGTCACGGAATGACAGTAGGTAATTGGTATCATTGGGTGGTAACATATGGTGGTGATGATGCTGTTGCAATTGGTGGTGATAGATTTGTTCGGATATGGATAAATGGAAAAGAAATCTATAAAAATGATGCCGCTAGTGGTACTGGAAATGAGAATGGTATGGGAACTGCAAATTGGCGTAATGATGATACTAATACCGTTAATGCTGCAAGTAATCTTTACTTTGGAGCTCGTGCTGCTTTTCAAGACCTTGATACACCATACAATCAAGGTTGGGCTTGTAGTCTTAGTGAAGTAGCTATTTATAAGGATGAAAAAGATGAAGATGGTACTTTTGCTAATGAAGTATATAATGCTGGATTTGGTTATGACCATAGAAAAAATAGTAATCTTGTAGGATATTGGAGATTAAATGAAGGTAGTGGAAATCGTGTTGAAGATTTATCAGGAAATGGTAATCACGGAACATTAACTACAGATGGTTCACAAATCCCAACTTGGACAAAACATGGGAGTTATAAATAATGGCTGTTCAACAAATCATAGGAAAGAAAATTACGAAGTTTGATACTTCTAATCCTAATTACCAAGAAAAACCTCAAATTAAAAAAGAGGAAGTTAGTGGTAATGTTAGAGATGATGAAGATGTCTATGGTGAAAGAAAACATACTTATACACCTGAACCAAATGGTAATTTACAAATGGAACAGATGATGGGTAAGTTGATGAATAAGTTAGATAACTTTGATTCACCAAGTCAAACAGGTACAAAAGCCATTGAAGTGGATATTAAGAAAGAGATTGCAATTGGTAAAGCTGATATGAGTAGTATTAAATCAGAAGAAGTAAAAGGTAAAGTAAACAATAAACTTGATAAACTTAAAAAACTGAGAAGACGAAATGGCAGTAAATAAGATTACAAACAAAGGTGTGGTGAATAAAGAATTAGTTAATAGAGCTAATCAAGTTTCTACTAAATCTACAACGATTCGTGGTAATAGAGAAACTACTATTGTACCAGGTAACAATTTTTCAGACAATTATGCAATTACTTTAAAAGATGTTGATACTGCAGTTTTAAATCATGTAAAAAATGTAATGAAACCAAGAGTTAGAGAAGCTAATGAGACTTTAAAGATACCTGTATTCTATGGTAACGAAGAAAGATGGAAAGCAGTTAGAAAAAGAGGAGTATTGAGAGATAAAAATAATGCATTAGTTCTACCATTAATTATGTTACGAAGAACAGAGATTTCAAGAAACGATTTATCAGGACAATCTTTTCCACACGATGTTACGGGTAACCATATAGATGTAGTTAGGGCTAATAAATGGAGTAAAGACAATCAATACGATAGATTTTCAGTTCAACAAGGAGTTCAACCTACTTATGATGTAATCACTACTGGAATGCCAAATTATACTGATGTAACATATGAATTTGTATTATGGACAAACTTTATAGAACAGATGAATCCATTGGTGGAATCTTTTGTAGACCAATCACATACATATTGGGGTGATGGAACAAATAATAAATTCTTATGTACAATTGATAGTGTATCAGATGCTTCAGAAATGAATCAAGATGGTGAGAGATTTATAAAATCAACATTTAGTGTTACATCAAAAGCATATTTACTACCTGAATACTTAAATTCAGTAATTACAAACAAAGTATCAAATATGAAAAAATTCTCAACTACATCACGAGTTACCTTTGGTATGGAAGGTGACGCTACAGACGAACAAGTAGGAAAATAATTCACTCGTTTTCTAAATTTATATATACTTATATATAGACAATAAACAATTCACAATTGGAGGTTATAATGCCAGAAGAAGTAAAACAAGAAGTAAAATTCACAGAAGAGGAACTTACACAAGTTCAAAACATACAAGTTAGTTATCAAAATGTTCAAAACCAATTTGGACAATTGAAGATGGCTCAAATCAGATTAGATGCACAAGAAGTTGATTTAGAAGAAGCTTTAAAAACAATTCAATCAGAAGAAAAGAAATTTCTTGATGGAATTACTGAAAAATACGGACAAGGTTCTCTAAATCAAGAAACAGGCGTGTTCACTTCAACTATATCTGAAAATAAATCAGAATAATAGAAAAAAAATTAATGTTTGGGGTTTTAATCATATATTTATATATGAATAATACTAATGCGCAAAATAGTATTTTTGGTATACCTCAAAATTTAAAAAAGTTAACTTAGGAGAATTTCAATGGCCGAAAAAATAATTTCACCTGGTGTATTTACGAATGAAATAGACCAGACATTTTTACCGACTGCTGTGGCTGATATTGGAGCTGCTCTAATCGGACCTACCTTAAAAGGTCCTGCAGGAATCCCAACCGTTGTAACATCATTTTCTGATTTCCAAGCGAAATTTGGAGATGTATTTAAAAATGGTTCAACTGGTTCATCAGTCCAATTTTTAACATCACATACAGCTGAAGAATATTTAAAAAATTCAGATTCACTAACAGTTGTTAGGGTAATGGATGGGACATTTGGTCCCGCTACCGCTAATGTTGGAACAAGTGGTAGTGCTGTAGCAGCAAATAAAGCTACATCATCAATTACAATGGCACCAGCTGCTTTTGGAACTGCAACTGATGATGAGTTTCAAATTACAAATAAAGCTGGAACGGAGTTCAGATTTATAGCAGCTGACCCTGTAGGTGGTGTCCCAGCAGATACAGGTACAACATTTTATCATGCAACAGGTTCAAACACTGCTGGTTATATAGATAATTTAGTAGCTAAAATAAACGCTGTTACTAGTACCGTTGGTGTAACTGCAACTGATGGAACTTCCGCTATTCAAATAACAGCATCTGAAGCAGGTGTTAATGGTAATAGTTTCACAGTAGATACTGGTTCAGGAACTTCATTTAGTGATATTGCAACACTTTCGGGTGGTACAAATGCTGGTGGTTCAACAACAAATGCATTTGTTTTAAAAACTATTGCTGATGGAACAATAATGAACAATGCTAGTTCAACCTCTGTTAAAAACAACATATTGGTTAGTGGTTCAAAACATAACATTAGATATGAAGTATCAAATGTAAATAATTCAAAAGGTTCATTTTCATTGTTGATTAGAGCAGGAAATGATAACGAAAAAAGAAAACAAACACTTGAAACATTTACAAATGTAACTCTTGACCCTAATTCACCAAACTATATTAGTAAAGTGATTGGTGATCAAAGACAAACTGTTAAAACAGATGGAACTACAAAATATTTACAATTTAGTGGTTCATTTTCAAATAAATCAAGATTCGTAACTGTTGAATCTGTTAATAATACAGTAGATTATCTTAATGAAAATGGTGATGTTAGACTTCCTGCAGCTTCTGCTTCTTTACCAAATATTGGTAGTGGTTCATCACTCGGTGGATTTAGTGGTGGAGCGGATGGACATAGTGGATTTGATGCTTTAGGTAATCAAACTGCTGGACATGCAAGTGCCACACCTGCTAATATGTATGAAAAACTAACATCTACAAATACACAAGGATTTAATCCAGGTGTTGCTGGTAGAGGAAAAACAGGATATGAAGAAGCTCTTGACTTACTTTCTAATCAAGATGAATTTGACATTAATTTAATATTAATTCCAGGTATAATTCATAATGTTCACAGCACAATATCAAATAAAGCTATTGATGTTTGTGAAGATAGAGGTGATTGTTTTGCAATTATTGATCCAGTTCTTTATGATAAAAACCCAAGTCACGCTGTTACAGAAGCTGAAGCAGTTGATTCAAACTTCGCAGCTATGTATTACCCATGGATTAAAGTACCTGATTCACAAGTCGCTGGAACACAAAGATGGGTGCCACCATCAGTTGCATTGGGTGGAATATATGCATTCAATGATAGAGTTGCTCATCCCTGGTTCGCTCCTGCTGGACTGAATCGTGGTGGAATCACAACTGCTATACAAGCTGAAAGAAAACTAACTCAAGCAAATAGAGACACATTGTATGATGCAAATGTTAATCCAATCGCAACATTCCCTGGACAAGGGGTGACTGTGTTTGGACAAAAAACATTACAGAAAAAAGCAAGTGCTCTTGATAGAATCAATGTAAGACGATTATTGATTAGAGTTAAGAAGTTTGTTGCAAGTTCATCAAGATTCTTGGTATTTGAACAAAACACAGCAGCTACAAGACGAAGATTCTTAGGAATTGTTAATCCATTCTTAGAACAAGTTCAAGCTCAAAGTGGTTTAAGTGCTTTCAGAGTTGTAATGGATGAAAGTAATAATACACCTGATACGATTGATAGAAATCTATTGGTTGGGCAATTATTCTTACAACCTACAAGAACTGCTGAGTTTATTGTATTGGACTTTACAATACAACCAACTGGTGCTTCTTTTCCAGAGTAATAGTTAGTTAATAACTTAAAGAAAAGGGATTTATTTAAATATAAGTCCCTTTTTTTTATATTTATTGATATTTATATATGAATTAAAGGTTTAAGTATTTAATAGGAGAATATAAATGGCTGAATTATTAGAACCACAAGATATAATGTTTACCCCTTTTGAGCCAAAGCTCAAAAATAGATTTATAATGCAAATCGATGGTATCAACGCTTATTTAATTAAGTCAATGAATAGACCATCATTAGAATCAGATGAAGTAATTTTAGAACATATGAATGTAACAAGATATGTTAAAGGTAAATCAAGATGGCAACCTTTAGAAATTACTTTATATGACCCAGTTGTTCCATCAGCAGCTCAACAAGTGATTGAGTGGGTAAGACTACACCACGAATCAGTTACTGGTAGAGATGGATACTCTGATTTTTACAAGAAAAATATTACATTTAACCTTTTAGACCCAGTTGGAGCTGTAGTTGAAGAATGGGAATTAAAAGGTGCGTACATTCAATCAGCTAATTTTGGTGACTTAGCCTTTGATTCATCAGACCCAGTTGAAATATCTTTAACATTAAGATATGATTACGCAATACTTAAATTCTAATAAAATACTTAACTAAAATATGAGAAAACCCCCAATACAAAGAAATATTGAGGGTTTTTTTATTTAATATATATTTATATATGAAATGAGGATGTTTATATGAAAACAACATTTGACGAAATAATAGAAATAGTTTTAGACCACGAAGGTGGGTATGTGAATGACCCCGATGATGCTGGTGGTGAAACCAAATATGGAATCGCTAAAAGATGGTATCCTAATGTGGACATTAAAAATCTTACCAAAGAACAAGCTAAGAAAATATATCATACAGATTATTGGAGACGAGGTAAGTGTGATGAAGTCCCTTCACAATTAAAACATATATACTTTGATATGTGTGTTAATTTTGGTAGAAGAGGAGCTGTTAAAGTATTACAACAAGCTGCTAATTCTAAGAATAGAAACAAAATTGATGTAGATGGTGGAATGGGGCCAGCTACTCTAAAAGCAATACAAAATATCTCATTAGATAGAGTAAGAGCATATCGTGTGTTACGATTTGCAAACATAGTTATAGACAAACCAAATCAAGAGAAATTTTGGTTAGGTTGGTTTAGACGAGCAATAGAAGTTTAACCAAAGTTATAGGAGACAAAAATGTCAACAGATAAATTATATAGTGAAATAAAAGAATTATTCGAACAATTTGAAGAAAATCATACAGTATTTTCAGATAAGGGTACAAAAGCAGCTGGTGGTAGAGCAAGAAAAGCTATCGGTGAAATTAAGAAATTAGTTACAGGTTATAGACAAGCGTCTGTTTCCGAATCAAAATAATCGGAGGTTATAATGACAGATAATAAATTCCCAAGTGAAATCATTGATTTACCAAGTGAGGGTAAGTTATATCCAGAAGGACATCCTTGTTCTGATGGAAAAATAGAAATTAAATATATGACTGCTAAGGAAGAAGATATCCTTACATCACAGAACCTCATCAAAAAGGGTGTTGTGATTGATAGATTAATGGATTCATTGATATTAACAAGTGGTGTAAAACAAGATGATTTAATATTAGGTGATAAAAACGCTGTGATGGTTGCAGCTAGAATATTAGCATATGGACCTGAATATGTTTGTGAGGTTACCAATCCAAATACAGGTGAGGCATTAAATCACACATTCAATTTAGCTGATTGTCCATTTAAAAAATTACCAAAAGATGTTAAGGAAAATAAATTTGAAATTACTTTACCAATATCTAAGACAACCATAACTTTTAAATTATTGACTGGTAAGGATGAAGTTTTAATAAATGAAGAATTAAAAGCATCTAAAAAAACAGGTACAGATGTTTTACCAGAATTAACCACAAGATTAAGACATACCATTATATCAGTTGGTGGTGATGAGTCTCCGTCTACAATTAATAATTTTGTACAAAATTTACTTGCTAGAGATTCAATGTATTTAAGAAATGAAATAAAAAAAGCTACTCCAGACATTGAATTAGAACAAGAAATAGAAATAGGAGGAGATACTGTCAAGGTAGATATACCGATGACAGTTGGGTTTTTTTGGCCTGACACCGAAGGATAAACCTAAACTTCACGAACAAATATTTCAATTAATGTATTATGGGCAGGGATTCACTCACTCGGATGTGTATGAAATGCCCATATATTTAAGAAGCTTTTATTATAAGCAACTAGTTGATACCCGTAATAAAGAAAACGAAGAAATCAAAAAAGCTAATCAAAAATCAAAAGTATCAAAACCATCAATGAATCCAAGATTTAAAAGGTAATTTTTAACAATTTTGATATTTATATATGAATAGATACACCTAAATAGGAGAGTAATGTGTCAAAGAAAAAATCATATATGAAAAACAATAATATTATTAAAGAAGGGTTCTTTGATAATCTTTTACGAATATTTAGAGTATTCCCACAACTAAAAAATAATAAAAACATCAAAAAAGATATTCAAAGTTTAAATAGAAAAGTAGCTAGTTTAGAAAAAATGATGAATGATGAGATGAAAACTTATGGTTCAAATAAAAAAATTAAACTTACTAAATTTAAATTAAAAGATTTTATTAAAGGTGTTTAATAATGGCTAATGAAAGACTAAAAGATAAAAAAGATGTACAAGCACAGATTAATGAGGGTTTGAGAGACCAGAATAATCTGACAAGTCAATACTCAAATCTTTTACAAACTCAATTAGATTCATCAAAAGAAATTACACAAGATATAAAAGATAGAGCGGAGGTTTTACAGACCTTAATAAAAAATAATGATAAAAGTTTAGGATTAGACCAAAGAATAGCTAATTTAAAAAGTAAATCTGCTGAAATAGAAGAGAAAATAAAAAACTCCCGTGATAAGTCTGGAAGATTTGCAAAGGGTTATAATGCTCAAACAGTTAAAAATTTAAAAACTGATAAAGCATCGCTAGATACACAACTAAAAAAACTTAACACACAAAAGAAATTTAATGAGGGGTTAGGTCAAGTAGATGGGATGTTTGGGGGTATAGGTGGTAAGATAAAAGGATTTATGTTGAATCCATTAACTGCTGGAATAGCTTTATTAATGGCATTTAGTGCTCAACAAGAAACAATTGCTAAAGAATTTGGTGGAATTGGTGTTACAACATTTAGAGATGATTTGGCTGGTGCAAATCAAAACTTTACAAAATTAGGTTTATCAAGTGAAGAGGCTCAAGCGAGTGTATCACAGATAGCTAATAATTTTGGGTTGAGTGTCGATAAGGCGAGTGCATTATCTGAGACTGTAGCTAGAATATCAGCTTCAACTGGTATTAGTACCGAAGAAACTTCAAAATTAGTTGGATTATTTACACAAACTCAAGGATTAACTGGACAACAAGCTGAAAATTTATTATTAGGAGCTAGACAACTTGCTGTTGCAAATGGTGTTGCACCAAATAAAGTTTTAAGTGATATAGCTGCAGACACGGAGACATTTGCAAGATTTTCAAAAGATGGTGGACAGAATTTATTAAGGGCAGCTGTTCAAGCTAGGTCTCTTGGTATTAGTTTAGCTACAGTTGCAAAATCCGCAGATAGTTTACTTGACTTTCAAGGTTCATTAAATAAGGAAATAGAAGCTTCAATATTATTAGGTAGAGGTGTTAATTTACAAAAAGCAAGAGAGTTATCATTAAACAACGACATTGAAGGATTGCAACAAGAGATTTTAAGAATAGTTGGTTCTGAAGCTGAATTTAATAAAATGAACAGAATACAAAGAGATGCTTTAGCAAGTGCAATTGGAATGGAAGTGTCAGATTTACAAAAATTAGTAGTAAAACAAAAGGAACAAAAAACTTTACAAGGTGAAATCAATAGGTTGGTGGGAGAAAATGAAATACCAGAAGAAACAATGACAGGTATTGCACAAATTTTAGCAAACTTTCAAACAATTGGTTTACAATTAGCTGAACAAATAGGACCTTCATTGAATATGGTATTAACGACTGTAAATATGATGTTGAACGCACTTCAAGCTACAGTTGGAGTTGGTCCAGGTTTAATAGGAATATTTGCAGCTATGAAAGCTCACTCGATGATTACAGCTATGAAAGCAAAAACCATCGCAGCTAGTACTATTTTAGCTTCTTTTGCGGCAAATCCAATTAAAGCATCTATTGGACTTGGATTGGGTCTAGCTGGAGTAGCAGCTGGAATTTCAGCACTATCTCAAGCAGAAAAACCAGCTTCAGCTCAAATGGGTGGTATCACAACACAAGAAGGATTGGTTAATGTTCACCCACAAGAAGCCATTGTTCCAATTGAAAGATTAGGTGGTATGATTGCAGATGCTATGAAACCTGTAGTTGATGAAAATAAAAAAATGAGAGCGCAGAACGAAACATTAATATCTGAAACCAGAAGACAAGCTGGAAGATTTGCTGATGCTGTAGAGAGGTTTGGATAATGAGTGGATTATTAAATTTAAAAAGTGTATTCAGTCCAACGAATACAAAATTCCAAGAAAATCAAAGTGACTTAACTACTTTTGATAGCAAATTCGATAATGGATTAAATATTCCAATTCAGTCAAATTTGTTAAATCTTGATAGTATGTTTGATGATGGGTTAGATAATCCAATTCTATCCAATTTATTAGATAGCTCATTTGATACTAGATTTGATGATGGTATTAAATCTTCTACTCAAACTTATATCCAAAATCAACCACAAGATAAATTTGACACTAAATTCAATTATAATCAAACTACATTAATCGAACAAACTTATGGATCTGGTGTTAATATAAATAGAGATAATTATACATTAGATTCATTACTTAGAGGTAGAGTTTACGACCCAATACAATTTAGTTACAATTTTACAAATGAAACTTTATTTGTATCACCTGAAAAATATCCATTTGAAAGTAGTCCTTTTGTAACAGATTCATTTGATCCAAGAGCTCCTTTTGCAAAAGAAGGAACTTTATACTTTAATACTGATTTTACATTGAATGGTAACTCTTTTATGAGTACCAATAATTTAGATTTAAACAATGGATTTTTTATACAAAACAATCCTCAAGATAAATTTGATACAAAATTTGACTATATAACTCAATCACAAATAAATACAACTTTTGCAACACCAGGTTTAACTCCAACATCACATCCATTTGTACCGGGTAATCCAATTCAAATGTCAGTATCTTCATTAGATAATGCATTGAGGGGGCCGGTGTACGAACAAATTAGATTCAGTCCTGACTCATCAATAACAGAAAATAGACAATTTGTAAATGATATAAATGACTCAACAGGAAATCACCCATTTAGAACTGAATCATTTGACCCAAGAGCTGGACTTGGTGAATTAATAAAAGATAGAACAATATATCAAAATATAAATAATTCTTTTAATCCAGCTACAAAAAATCCTGAAGTAACATTCGGAACTGCAGGTATTCAATCTCCATATTCAGGTGGTGATATTTTTAACTCAGTACATGGTGGAAACTATGGTGCTGGTGGTGTGGATTTAGAATCTTTGGGTGTCAGTTTTTACAATGGTGCAGATAGTGATAAAAATTTAAGTTGGGAATCATTATATAATTCAAATCATACACCTAAAGATAATCCAAAATGGCAAGGTGGTAATTTAGAAGCACTTAATTATGGTTCAATTGTTAATAGAGATACTTTAGATATAAATTATAATGTTGGAGGTGATGGTGAAAAATCTGCTCCAATGTATGGTGAAAAGAGTGGACTGGTAGGAGCATTTAGTAGAAGAAGTGAAAAAGGTGTTGGTGAACCATATATAGTGAGTGATATTGGTGATGACAGTAAAACCAGAGGTGGTAGATTTACACCAAACAGAAGAGCCAATGCAGATGGGGATAGAATACTTCAGTTCTTATCATCAGGAGAAGGTGTTAGTTTTATAGCGAGACAAAACAGTAATAGTATAATTGAAAATACTGTTGTTAGAAATAATGCTGGTGATGGTTTAAAAAGAGTTCCACAAAGATTTGGTGTAACATATAATCCACTGTCAACAATAGCAGCTCAAGAAACTAGATTGTTAGGGCAGGGTCCAAACATATATATTAAAAAACAAGGTGCTGAAGTTGTTTCGAATTTATTATCTTCATCAATAATTAAGAAAAACATTCGTGGTTCAGGTGGTAAACTCTTACAAAAAATTTCAGGCTTTTTGTTGCCTGCCGAATATGGTAAAGATGCAACATTAGATGGATTTGCAATAAACAATACATTTGCTGGAGGTATATCTTCTAAAAGTGGTGGTCTTTTAGGTCAAATTAGTAATTTTGGTAAGAAGCTATTAAAATCTGCAAAAGCTGGTGAGTTTGGTGCTACAGAAGTTCGTAAAGTATCAAAAGGTGATAAAATGACTTTAGCTGATATGGTGTCAGGTGATGATTTAAATAAATTAGAAACAAAGAGTACGACTGGTGTAAAAAGAAAAACAAACTCAAAAACAGCAGTTGGAGTTGATATTGAAAATGCAAAAAATGGAATGCCATTTTATTTTAAAGATTTAAGAGATAATACCTATTTATTTTTTAGAGCATTTATTGAAGGATTGACAGAGAACATTTCACCATCATATGCACCACATAATTATGTGGGTAGAAGTGAACCTGTTTGGACTTATGAGAGAGCTGAAAGAGAAATATCAATGACTTTAAAACTTTTTGCACATACATCAGATGAATTAACTAAAATTTATGAAAAAATGGATAGATTAACATCATTGTGTTATCCTAAATACATAAATGAAGGTGAAGATGGATATGGTAATAGAATGAAACCACCATTGACTAAATTTAGATATGGTGAATTATTTGGAAAATCAAACAATGAATT